CTATCTATAAGGTGGGGAACTTTCTGAAACTAAACTTAAACTTAACTTAACAAAAGGAAATGACAATATGTCAAATCAAATAACAACTGCTTTTGTACAGCAGTACAGTTCAAACGTACAAATGTTATCTCAGCAAATGGGATCATTACTAAGAGGAGTTGTGGATGTTGAGTCAGTAGTAGGAAAGAATGCGTTCTTTGATCAAGTTGGTAAAACAACTGCTCAATTAAGAACATCTAGACACGCTGATACTCCACAATTAGATACACCACACTCAAGAAGACGAGTAAGTCTTGCAGATTACGAGTGGGCTGATCTAATAGACAATGCAGACAAAGTTAGATTATTAATTGATCCAACTTCTTCTTATGCAAAAGCTGCGGCTGCTGCTATGGGAAGAGCAATGGATGATGTAGTAATCGCTGCTTTAGGTGGTACTTCATACACTGGTGAAACAGGTTCTACTTCAGTAGCACTTCCATCAGCTCAGAAGCCATATAGTGCATCACAAAGTGATGGTTTAACTATAACTAAACTTTTAGAAGCTAAAAAAATATTGGACTTAGCAGACGTTGATCCTAGTTTACCTAGATTCTTCCTTTGTGGACCAAGACAAATTAGCAATCTATTAGGAACAACTCAAATCACATCTAGCGATTTCAATACAGTTAAAGCACTAGCACAGGGACAAATTGATTCCTTCTTAGGCTTTAAATTTATTGTATCTAATAGATTAGCATTTGACGCAACTAACACTGACGACAGACTATGTTACGCATTCACATCAGACGCTATTAAATTAGCGGTTGGTCAAGATGTTCTAGCTAGAATTGACGAGAGAGCTGACAAATCGTACAGCACTCAAGTTTATTACGCTATGAGCATTGGTGCTACTCGTATGGAAGAAGAAAAAGTTGTCGAAATTGCTTGCGACGAATAATAACTAACAATAGGAGAATAAAAATATGGCAAGCGTAAAATCAGTAAATATAACAAACCTTGATAGTGTTCCTGTTGTTCTTTCTTCAAGTGAAGAAGTAGGCGGAAAACTTAGAGTGTTTTATGACACTTACGAAGCAAGTTCTTTAGCATCTGGATCAGACATCACAGTTGCTAGAATACCTGCAAACGCAACTATTCATGACGTTATCATTAAAGCTGATGCTTTAGGATCAGGCGTTACTTTGAAAGTTGGCGATTCAGGTGATGATGACAGATATTTATCTGTTGTTGGAACTTTTAACGTAGCTGGACAATCTCAGTCTATGGCTGTTGGCTCATCTACAGGTGCGGCAACAACTGCAGTAACTGGATTAGGTTACAGAACTACAGCAAGCACAGACATACTTATTACAACTGGCGGAGCTTCTGCTAGCGGTACTATCTATGCTTGGGTTTACTACACAGTAGAATAATACTACTTTAAATAGTGGGGACTAAAAATCCCCACTGTTTATTATGAAAAAAACAGACAACGTAAAAACAATTTTACATTTACAAAATAAAGATTATATCTATCGCTATGTTCTAGTTGATAGATTTAAACATACATCAACTGCACATCATGGTTTTGATAAAGACTTAGAGCTTACAGAAGCTGAGATCTTTGCATTGATTAAACCTAGACAATTAAGAAGAAAGTACATTATTAAAAATGACTCTAAGTGATTTTGATCCAAGATTATTAGAAATCTATGCAGAACCTAAACATCTATTACACTTTGAATGGAATGGATCTAGTGATGTTTATAGATACGCATTAGTTGAGATTATTAAACAAAATAAGATTAATTCAAGAAATAAACAAAAACAAGATGAAACAGGTTTATCTCAAGAAGAGATTTGGCAAAAATACAATATTGTAGTAAAGAAAGATTAATATGGCATCAGTAGTAGAAATTTGTAATGGAGCTTTAAATCAATTAGGTGCATCTACAATCTTAACACTTACAGAAGATTCTAAAAATGCAAGACTTTGCAATGCTAGATATTTAAATGTAAGAGATGCTGTATTTAGACATCATCCTTGGAACTGTTTATTAAAACGAGTTCAACTACCAGCTGATACAGAAACACCAGCTTGGGGATTTACAAAACAATTTACACTACCATCAGATTGTTTAAGATTAATTAAAATTTTAGATTACGAATCTGATCACGTTGTAGAAGGAAGAAAGATTTTATCTCATTCTACTTCTATGAAAATATTATATATATCAAGAGTTGAAGATCCTAATGAATACGATCAATTACTTAGAGAAGTTTTAAGTGCTGCGTTAGCTGCTGATATTGCTTATGCAGTAACTTCATCTAATCCAGTAGCTACGCAAATGTATTCATTGTATCAAGAAAAATTAAAAGATGCTAGATTCGTAGATTCAACAGAAGGATACAATACAGATCAAGAAATGGGTATGGCATCTGTAGTAGATTCAAATACGTTTATCAACTCTAGGTTTTAAAAACCATGGCTAGAGTTGCTGTTCAATTAACAAACTTTACAGGTGGAGAATTATCACCACGTTTAGATGGTAGAAATGATCTAGCTAAATACGCATCTGGTTGTAAGACTTTACAAAACATGATTGTTTATCCTCATGGATCTGCAGCAAGAAGACCAGGCACAACATTTGTAGCTGAAGTTAAAACATCATCAGCATTTACAAGATTAATACCTTTTGAATTTTCAACAACACAAACTTACATTTTAGAATTTGGTGATCTTTATATTCGTTTTTATAAAGACAGTGGTGCAATATTAGAAGCAAACAAAACTATAACAGGAATTACACAAGCTAATCCTGGTGTTGTTACATCAGCATCTCATGGTTTCTCTAATGGAGATACAGTTGTTATTTCTGGTGTAGTAGGAATGACACAAGTAAATGGTAAAAGATTTAAGGTAGCAAGTGTTGCAACTAATACATTTGCTTTACAAGATGTAGATGGAAACAATGTTAATACAACTTCTTACACAACTTATACATCAGGTGGTGTTGCAAATAGAGTTTACACATTAACAACAACTTATGAAACAGCAGATCTAGCAGATTTAAAATTTGCTCAATCAGCTGACGTTATGTACATTTGTCATCCTGATTTTCCACCAAGAAAATTATCAAGAACTGGTCATACCTCTTGGACTATTACAAATGTAGATTTTTCTAATGGACCATTCTTAGATCATAATATTACAACAACAACCTTAACACCATCACATAAAGGAGTTGGTCAAACAACAACAGTAACTGCATCAGCAGTAACTGGTATTAATGATGGCAATGGTTTTACATCTGGTGATATTGGAAGATTAGTACATTTTGATGAGGGACACTTTAAAATTACATCCATTACTTCTACAACAGTTGTTGTTGGAACTGTTATTAAAGATTTAGGTAAGACCACTGCAGATACAGACTGGGCTTTAGGTGCGTGGTCAGAATATACAGGCTATCCTTCTTGCGTAACTTTCTATGAACAAAGATTAGTATTTGCAGGAACTGAACATCAACCACAAACTTTATTCTTTTCTAAATCAGGTGATTATGAAAACATGGATGACAATTATCATGGCACAGTAGCTGATGATGATGCAATCATTTACACAATCGCTTCTAACCAAGTTAATGCAATTAGATTTTTATCTGCAACACGAACATTAATTGTTGGTACAGTAGGTGGAGAATTTTCAGTATCAGGTGGTGGTACAGATGATCCAGTAAGTCCAACAAACATTCTTATTAAAAAACAATCTAACCATGGTTGTGCAAATATAGATGCAATTCCTGTTGGAAACGTAACTTTATTTTTACAACGTGCTAAAAGAAAGATTAGAGAACTAGCTTATAACTTTGATGTTGATGGTTATGTTGCACCTGACATGACTATTCTTGCTGAACATATTTCAGAATCTGGAATTAACTCTATGTCTTATCAACAAGAACCAAATCAACTTATTTGGTGTGTTAGATCAGATGGTAAATTAGTTTGTTTAACTTATCAAAGAGAACAACAAGTTGTTGCTTGGCATCAACATATATTTGGTGGTGCATTTGGAACTGGTATTGCAGTGTGCGAATCCATAGCTACCATTCCTACAGATGACAAAGAATATCAATCTTGGGTTATTGTTAAACGTACCATTAATGGTGTTACTAGACGTTATGTTGAATACATAAATCAATTTGATTTTGATCAAACAGATAATACAAATTTTAATTTCTTAGATTCTCAACTTTCTTATTCTGGTGCAACTACAACTCTTAACACTACAGTTAATACTTCTGTAACTTCTATTATATTAACATCAGCAACTTCTTTTACAACTACAGGTACAGTTAAAATAGATAACGAATTAATTACTTATACAGGAATATCTACAAATACATTAACAGGTTGTACAAGAGGAACTAATAGCACTACAGCAGCATCACACACAGCTGGTGCAACTGTATCTCAAGTTGTTAATTCAGTAACAGGATTAGAACATCTTGAGGGACAATCTGTATCTGTACTTGCTAATGGTGCAACACATCCTGAAAAAACTGTAGCATCAGGTGCTATATCTTTATCAAGATTTGTTAATAAAGTTAAAGTTGGTTTAGCTTACACATCATTACTACAAACTATGAGAATAGATGCTGGTTCACAAAATGGTACATCTCAAGCTAAAACAA